GTACGCAGTATGGGTTGAAGAGTACGACCAGGAGGGAACTCCAGTAATGATTGGTGAAGGTGTTGAGAAAACCCAACTTGACGTTCAATACAAAGAGCAGAGAGCTAAGGTTGAGAAAATTGGTGTACACATGAAAGTATCTATGGAAATGTTGGAAGATGCTGCTTACTTGGCTTCTTACATCCAATCCAATGGAGTAAAGCGTGTTGAGACTGTAATTGAAAACCAATTGTTTACTGGTAACGGTACATCTCCTCAGCTTGCTGGTTTGCTTTCTAAGTCTACAACTTTCACTGGTGCTTCTATGGCTGGTGGTGTTGAGGCTGCTACTAACTGGGATGTTATCCACGGAATCATCGCTCAGGTAAGAGCTGCAAACGGAACTGCAACAGGCGTTTTCGTTGAGACTGGACAATATCACTTGATGCTTTCTGAGAAGGATGCAGACAAGCAGTATATCCTACCAGCTGGCGTTACTTTCAACGCAAATGGTGGCATCAATGCTTGGGGAGTTGAGATTATCCCAACCAACGCTTTGACTGGCACGGCTGCTGATTTCGTAGGTGGTGACCTTTCTGTTATCAACGTACGTTTGAGAAGCGGTTTGCAAGTAGCAATCGGAGAGTCTGGCGATGACTTTATCGACAACTTGAAGACTGTAAGAATCGAGCAGAGATTGGTTCAGTTTATCTCAGCTAACGATACTCCAGTACTTGTTAAGGGTGTATTTGCAACTGCAAAGAGTTTGCTTGAGACTACCTAATATTTAGTGTGTGTTTAGTTTAGTGGTTAAAAGGCTGGAAAAATTCCAGCCTTTTTTTGTTTAACGCGTTCAAAATCATTTACTTTAAAACAAATTATAAGATATGGCAACATTTACGATGTGTAAGCCTCAAAGATGCAAGCTAAAACTAACTTGCGAGCGCTTTACTGCAAAGCCTGGAGAGAATCAAATCTACTTTGATAAGGAGCCAAGCAATACCGACGGAACGGCTTGTGAAGTGTATTTTAAAAAAAATTGTAAGCCTTGCGGCGAAATCTAAAACAAATGGATAAAACACAAACAATACAAAAGATTATTGACCAAAACCAATACAAGACATATTTGGAAATAGGATTAGGAGATATGGTCAATTTTAATGCTTTGCAGATTGATTTAAAAGAAGGCGTTGACCCTGAGTTTAATTTAAACTCTGACTCTTTTTTTAAGGCTAATACGCAATCTTTTGATTTAATATTTATTGACGGTCTACACCACGCCGAGCAAGTAGAGAAAGACATTGTAAACGCTTGGAATTGCCTTAATGCCAAAGGACAAATTTTAATCCACGACATTAAGCCGCCAACATTTGATTCCCAAGTAATACCAAGAAAACAAAAGATTTGGTGCGGTGACGTTTGGCGAGTTTGGAATGGACTTAAAAGCACAAAACTAAAGCTTGGCTATTTAGATGAGGATTTTGGTATTGGAGTAATTTACAAGAGTAAACATAAATTAACGGTTGGTTTTGTAGACGGTCAAATGGATTGGAAGGAATACCACAAAAAAAAAGGATGGCTAATAAATATTTAATTTATACGGTTGTTACAAATAATTACGACAAAGTGCCAAAGCCAAAGATTTACCAAGGCTTTGACTATTGGTTATTTACCGATGACCCTTATTTGCACGTGCAAGGTTACGAGACCAAGGTATTGCCAAAGTCTACAGACCCAATTAAGCAGCAACGCGAGGTTAAAATAATGAGCCACGAATATACCAAAGGCTATTCTATAACTATCTACCACGACGCTAATATTGAGCTTACAAACAATCCTTTGCAGTTAATTCGACAATTCTTTAAAGGCGGAATGTTAACCACAACGCACGCCAATAGGGCAACGATTAAAGAGGAGGCAAAAAGGATTGTTGAGCTTGGAAAAGATACACAGCAGAGCGTTGATTTTACAATGCAAAACCTGAAGCATTATCCCGATAATTTAGGACTTTGGGAAACTGGTATAATGATTCGCGACAAAAGCGTTGCCAATCTGGAAAAGGTTTGGTTTCAGTTGCTTAGTCAAATGAGCCACCGCGACCAGTTAACCTTGCCTTATGCGGCTTGGAGTACGGGAATAATTCCATATGGATTGCGTAGGGTTTTAATGTACTCATTTTTTAAGTTAAATTCAGGACATTTTATTAATCAGTCAAAGCAACCGTTTCAAATATTTTATTCAAATCCTTTTAGCGTAGAAAAAAACATAGGAGGCGCTTACAATGAATTTATTAAAAGACTAGATGCAAAAGATGACGATTGGATTGTGATACAGGACGGCGATATGTTGTATCTAACCGATGACTGGGGAAAGCGCATTTATGAGGCATTGGAAAAGGATGGCGAAAACTTTGGCTTAATCGGTTGTTACACTAATAGGCTAAGAGGTAAACACCAATTGCACAATAAGGAATTTAGCTACGAAACTGACATAAAAAAGCATTACGAGATTGCCAAAACCTACGAGGGAACTGGTGTCCAAGAAATTAAAGATGGAGTTGCTGGCGTCTTTATGGCGTTTCAATACAAGACTTGGAAAGCAGTTAAAGGCTTTGATGAGAATAGCATTGTCTTTGATTCTTTGTTTAATGTAAAGGTCAGAGATAAAGGTTTAAAGGTCGGTTTAATACGTTCGCTCTATGTTTTTCATTTGTATCGAATTTGGGCCGAGAAAGAGCCTTGGAATGAGAAAAAACATTTAATAAAATAAATAGTATCTTTATGATAAAATTATTAATTGACCTGGCACCCTTTCAGAAAGGCGAAATATTGACCGTAGGCAAGACCTATGACACCTATTTAGTCGACAAAGGCTTAGCGGTTTGGATAAAAGTTGACAAACAAGAAATAAAAACGAAATGAGCGTAGTAAGACCCCTCGACATTAGATACAATAGCCAAGTAGCAACGGAGCCAATTACTTTGGCAGAGGCTAAGGCTTGGATGCAAATTGATTTCTCAGATTGGGATACCTTAATTACTAACGAACTAATCCCAGCGGCTAGAATAGAAAGTGAGAAGGCAAGTGGAATGCTTTATGTGGAAAGAAATGTGGTTATCACGAATAATAAAAGAGGCGAGAGAATATATCCAATTGGCCCTTGGGTGGCGGATGTAACAACGGACGAAACAGAGGTAGCGAATTACACTTATACGGCTGGATTTAACAACTCCAATCCTTTGCCTCAAGATTTGCACGTTGCGATGCTTAAAAGAATTGCAACGGATTTTGCGTTTAGACAAAACCTAATCACAGTACAAGAGCAATACGCTCAAAAGGCTAGTATTTCAACCGAGTTAAAATATAGAGCGGACTTATTCGTATGATAAACTTTGGATTGTATGACCAAAAGGTAACTTTTGTAACCTTTCAAGCGGTAAGCGATGGAGCTGGAGGTACTGTTTTAACTCCTCTGACCTCCTTAGTTACATTTGCCTCGGTAAAACAAACGCGAGGCAATAATGGCTTAGAGGCTGGTCAAATGGTTATGCCAAATACTTACGAGGTTAGAATTCAATACCGAACTTTGTTTACTCCTGACGATAATTTTCAAATACTTTACCAATCAAAATATCACAAGATTACATCGATTAGGTTGGAATCACAAAGACAACATCAAGAATATGTAATTACAATGGTTGGAGTATGAGCGTAACAGTTAAAGGATTAGACGCGGCTTTAAAGGATTTAGACAAGCAAGAGCAGATTGTAATTGATGCAGTAAAAGATGCTTTGGCAAGCGCTGCAACCGATATTGAAATTGAAGCAATTAGAAACGCTCCTAGCAGTTGGGAAGGCCAGCCGCTAAATATTAAGCAAAGGATTGACAAAGTAGTTGAAGAAGGAGGATTAAGTTGGCGAGTTGGTGTACAGTCAGGCGACCCAGTTTTTGAGATTGAAGCTTGGTTGGAATTTGGCACGGGATTAAGTGCAAGAGAGATTCTTTCTAATCCACAATACACGCAAGAAGTTAGAGATATTGCAAGAAGGTTTTACAGAAACGGACAAGGCCGAATCATTGGTCGACCTTACTTAATGCCAGCATTTTTCAGGAATACCGCTAACTTGGTTCAAGAAATCGAAAACGAAATAAACAAAGATTTAGGATGAGAGAAATATCTACCGACATACGGGTTGCGATAATTAACGCAATTTCACCTTTAACGCTTAGCGGTACAATTATTCCAGTTCACGATACGGAATTGCCTGTAAGTATTGCTCCAGCCATTTATCTAGGCTCACAAGCTTACGTCCTTATTACAGACCAAAACGAAGCCGAGACAACAAACAACGATTGCTCAATAAGACAAAACGCAACCTTTCAAATCAATATTGTAACTAAG